AACGTGGATACCAATTTAGTGAAGATGTGTTACCACAAAGACCTAAGCATGTAACACAAGCAAGCGTCAGAAAACTGGCAAAATTAACACCAGAAAAGTTATACAAGAAAGCAATATACGGGGGTTCAGCAACAGAGGGAGAAATAGTACCCGCAACAGAGGGCTTAAAGCTTGAGCGTTCATTACGTGCAAAGAAAGCGGCACAAACTAGAAAATATAAACTAGCAAAACCAACACAAGAACCAACAAATACAACGGGATTTATTCCACCAGTGAATATATCAGAGGATGAATCATTTTTTGAACGCGTTGTTATTTCACAATGGTACGGTGTACTTCAAGAAAATTCTAACGGCGAAGCCTATAACTTGTTACGTGTGTGGATGGGAAATACAGTTCGTGCACAAGGTATTCATAACACAGCTATAATGCTACAAGAAGGTGCAGAGAATGGACATTTATTGGTATGGGATGTTGTTTATAAACATGATAAAGCTGTATCTTATATTGGTTATATGCTTGATTATTTGCCAGACCAAGGAATATTGTATAAGGAAGAAATACTTGATAAAATTGAGTATATGAAATACTTAGGAGACGCACTAGAACAGGACGAGGACTGGGAGTACCCTTTATAAGTGAAAACTAAGAAATTTCGCTATTTCATGTGCGATTTTGAAACAACCGTTTACAAAGGACAGGTAAACACAGAAGTTTGGGCGAGTGCGTCAGTTGAATTGTTTACAGATGATGTGAATATATTTCATAGCATTAACGAACAATTTGATTATTTCAAAAGCCTAAATTGTAACATAGTAGCGTATTACCATAACTTAAAGTTTGACGGTGCTTTTTGGTTATCGTATTTGTTAGTAGACAAGGGCTATAAACAGGCATATCAGCAGTTAAGCGAAAAAGAAAATGATGTTGAATGGTTACCAGAAAAAAACATGGAAAATAAATCATTCAAGTATAGCATATCTGATAAAGGTATGTGGTACAGCATTATTATCAAGATAAATAATCACTTTATAGAGATTAGAGATTCACTTAAATTACTACCATTTAGTGTAAAGCGTATCGGAGAAAGTTTTGGCACGAAACACAAGAAACTTGATATGGAATACACAGGTTTTAGGTATGCAGGATGCATTATAACAGACGAAGAAAAGAAGTATATAGCTAACGATGTTCTTGTAGTCAAAGAAGCATTAGAAATAATGTTCCAACAAGGACATGACAAGCTGACAATAGGTTCATGCTGTTTAGCAGAATACAAGTCAATTTGTAAGCATTCAATAAAGAACATGCTTGATTATAATGAAATGTTCCCAGATGTTTACGATATAACGATTGACGAGAAAGTGCATAGGTATCTAAATGCAGGAGAGTACATCCGTAAATCCTACAGAGGAGGTTGGTGCTATCTTGTTAAGGGTAAAGAGAACAAGATTTTCACAAACGGTACGACAGCAGATGTTAATTCACTTTATCCTAGTATGATGTCTAGTGAAAGTGGAAACAGATACCCAATCGGTGTACCGCATTTTTGGCAAGGTAATAAAACACCAGATATTGCACTTGAGGACAATAAGTATTACTTTGTTAGAGTAAAGACAAGGTTCTATATTAAGCCAGATAAGTTACCATTTATACAAATAAAATCGTCATTATTGTACAAAGGTACAGAAGCACTTGAAACGTCTGACGTATATGACAAAAGAACCGGGGAATATTACACGCACTATACCGATAAAGACGGTAACATTCATGACACTAGAGTAGAGCTAGTTTTGACAATGACTGACTACGAGTTGATGAAAGAACACTACGAGCTAGTTGACTTTGAGATATTAGACGGTTGTTGGTTTTATAGTGAAATAGGTATCTTTGACGAGTACATTGACAAATACAAAAAGATAAAAATGGAAAGCAAAGATGCGTTACGTGAGCTTGCAAAGTTGTTTCTTAATAATTTGTACGGTAAAATGGCAAGTAGTACAGACAGTAGTTTCAAACTTGCATACATTAAAGAGGATAAATCAATAGGCTTTCTACCTGTTGCACAAGCAGACAAGAAACCTGGTTACATTCCAGTTGGTTCAGCTATTACCAGTTATGCCAGAAACTTCACAATTAGAGCCGCACAGAAGAACTATCACGGTAAAGACAAAAGAGGATTTATATATGCCGATACAGATAGTATACATTGCGACCTTGCACCGAATGAGATTGTTGGAATTAAGGTACATGATAAAGACTTCTGCTGTTGGAAGCTTGAAACGTGTTGGGATACAGCTATTTTCACAAGACAAAAAACTTATATTGAACACGTTGTCGCTGAAAATTGTAAGCCAATAGATGAACCTTATAATAACATCAAGTGTGCAGGTATGCCACAGAAATGTAAAGACCTGTTTCAAACATCACTTGACGGAACGGCAGACATTAGAGGGTATACAGATAAGACAACAAAAGTGTTCAAGGAATGGTCAGAAGATGAAAAAGAGTTTTTATTTGAAAATGAAACTGGTAAACCAATAGTGAGAAATCTTAGTGACTTTAGAGTAGGATTAAAAGTACCCGGAAAATTAAGACCAAAAAGAATACGTGGCGGTATCCTACTTATCGACACACCATATGAAATGAGGTAGAATAATATGAAGAATAATTGTGATGATTTAATTGAAAGAATGGAAATAATAGAGAAACGTTTGAGAGAACATGAAGCAAGAGAGAATGATTTATTGATAGATTTAATAAAGGCTGAACGAAAGTGTAAACGTTCTTATTCTAAAGTAATCACTATAAATGAAGCATTATCTATAATACCGTTTGACATATTTGACCTTAACATAAACGGTACTTTCGTTGCTAGAGGTATTACAAAAACGGACTTAATAAAGGATTACATAAATTCGTTATATGGTTATTACAGGAAACATGAAATTCTTAACAGGATTATTGACGTTAGAATTTCATTAAGAGAAAGTTTAGTTGACTTAATAACAGAAACGAGGTAGAACATGAGTTTACAAATTATTAAAATTAAATACATCAAAGATGATATGGAAAAAATCGTACAGATTGATAGAGGGGATTGGATTGACCTGCGTACCGCAGAAGATATATGCCTTGAACCAGGCGAGTACAAGCTTATACCTCTTGGTGTTGCAATGGCTTTACCACCAAACTACGAAGCATTGCTAATTCCTAGAAGCTCTACATTTAAAAAGTATGGCGTAATACAGACTAATTCAATCGGTCTTATTGATGAAACATACTGTGGCGATAACGATGAATGGCTATTTCCCGTATATGCCACAAGGGCAGTTACAATACCTAAGAACACCAGAATCTGTCAATTCAGAATCTTAAAACACCAGCCATTAGTTGCATTCGCCAAGGTAGAGCATTTATCAGAAACTGATAGAGGTGGTTTTGGGTCAACAGGAGAAAATTAATGGATAACGTAAAGATAATTGATAATACAGAACAATCTAAAAAAGAGTATGGTTATATGTGGGGAGCAGATACCTTTTATTTGACAAGAGAAATGATTGAAGCGTTACTAAACGGTAAATGTATTGCCGGGGATAATGGAGAATATGTGACATTCATTGAACTTGAATAAGTAAGAACAGCAGGGGCGAACTAAGTTCGTATCCCTGCTGTTCTATTATATCTTTAACTCATGCACCACACAAAGCGTTCAGCGAAAACGACAAGCGGTATAGGCACTATCGTTTCAAGTGTGCTATCCTATCCGTTCAATGCAGGAAACATGAGAAGATACCTAGTAACTCAATGCACTAAGCACAGCTTCTTTACATCTCATATCCTTAAATCTGAACGCACCACGTTCAAATAAATATCTAAGGTTTGACAAAAAGAAGTCATTTCTTTTTAACATAACATAATTAACTTCATGGTCTGCTGTTGTTACTGTTATTTTAGTTCTGAATGTGACATCTGGTTTATCATCACAATAGATAAAACCATCCTCTGTAAACTCTCTTAAGCCAAAGTCAGTACCCTTGTATTTAAGAGTACAAATATATCTACTTCTACCAGTAGGTTTATCAATAAAACTCTTGTTATCGTTAAGATAAACGCACTCACTACTATATGCAACATATGCATTCTTTGCAAAAGCTCTATTAAATCCACTACTTTTCTGTTCCTCACTTGCACTAGATATAAAACCTTGTTCGAGTACAAAACCATCTCCACGTAGAAACTTAGTATCTTCTTTAAGTCTAGCACTTATTCCCATTTCAACATAATATGGGTTGATAATACTTACTGGGTTACTAAGCATATAAACTGGAACATATCTTACCTGTTCTCCTTGACCTCTGGCTACAGATGTGTGTATACTAAGTAACTTTTTAACTTCATCATTACAGTAGTGATCCGTTTCACTCTGAAACTCGTCAAATATCATACGGTTAATATCTGAAAATAAATGGCTATATTTTTTTATCTGGTCTGCACTATTAAGACTTAAGGCATAACCACAGCTTTTATCATCTAAAAACAATTCGTGGAATATACCGCTTGCTCTACGTTTGCTAGTCATTTCATACCCATTAAAGAACAAACTGCCTAAGTCTTTATAGAACTTATCAACAATATCATCAAGTTCATAATTATATCTATAGATAAGTCCGAATTTTTCTCCTTTATCTAAGAACCTATTTATACATAACCGACCAAAATAAGTAGTTTTACCACCAGTACGATTGGTCGTACACATATATATTTCTGGTTTACACCCATTTATGTCAACCATAGACAATAGTTTCGTACCGTCATAATACTTGCTCATGTTATAATCACTTCCTTTTTTATTATAGTATAACATATCTATTGCATTTTGTCTAGAGATATGTTATAATAAATATAAATGAACAAGGAAGGGAGTGAAAGAATGGAGCATTTGTATCCGGTATTTATTGCACTGGTTTTCAATGGTTTAGACCTAATTACAGGTATAACATCAGCCGTCAAAAATAAAGACCTTAAATCGTCAAAATTACGTGATGGACTTTTCAAAAAGGTTGGTTTTATATTATGCTACTTTGTAGCATGGCTAGTTGACACACAGGGTGTAAGAATAGGATTTCACTTTGGTGTACCTATTTTACCTATTATTGTTCTATATGTGTGTACAACTGAACTGGTGTCTATCCTTGAAAACATATGCAAAATTAATGAGGATATTCTACCAGAAAAACTTATGGAGCTTTTTCACATTTCCAGTAATAAAAAGGAGGACTAAATTATGCCTAACATTATGAAAGCTGTACAGTTTATGATTGATACAGCAAACGACAACTCACACGGTTACGACCAGACACACAGAAATGGGCCAGATTATGACTGCTCTTCTCTGGTTGGAACAGCACTTCATGAAGCAGGTTTCAATGTGTCTCCTTACTCTTGGACTGGTAACTTAGAGTCGCAGTTACGTAAAGCAGGTTTTGTTGATTGTAAAGCACCGTGGTTACCAGGAGATGTACACCTTAAAACAAACCATCATGTTGTTATGAGTATCAGTAGCACAACGGTTGCATGTGCTTCCATTAACGAAAAAGGAACTACAACAGGCGGTAAAACAGGTGACCAGACTGGTAAGGAAATCTTAATCAGAGATTATTACGAGTATTCTGGTGGTTGGGATGTACACCTTAGATACAAAGGACAGAACACAGATGTCAAACCAGACGTATCACTTGATACGGTTGCAAG